TGACATCTGCTAGAGAAGAAATAGAATGATCTAAGTCCACATAGTTATTGGTACTTGATGTTACTCTTTGTTTTGCTGTTGTTATAAATCCACTCTGAGGTGGTACACCTACATATCCCATATTATGCTACATCTGTTAAAAGTTGTAATGCTACATCTAATGTTCCACTTGAACTACTAGATTGAGCCTGTACCTTATCAGAGGTATTTAGAACGATCTTAGGAACTTCTAAACTACTTCCAACAGGTAAAGGTGCATCTTTAATTATTGTAAAAGTTGCTGTTGCTGAATTGTCATACTTCTTTATCGTTACATTTATTGCACTTGTTCCAGTATTAGACAGAGTACCTGCTATTACCATAGACTTATTAGATGCAGTAAATATATCGGTTAAAGAAGCATTTGAAATTGTAGCACTAGCATCAGAAAAATTATTAGCCATTTATTCTACTCCTTAACTGCCTAAAGCAACTGCAAAACTAATGGCATCGCCCAATGATGCTGAATTGTCTAGTTGCGTTTGTATATTTGAGGTCACTCCGTTTAAGTAACCATATTCGGTATCACTAATGTTAGTGTTTGCTCCAATCTTAGTTGCCGAAATTCTATTTACATCAAGTGTTATATTTCCTGCTGATGTGACAGGCGAATTAGATATAGTAAACTCTGAACCAGATTGTGCTAATCCTATGCTCGTAACTGTACCTGTGTTGCTTGGAGTAACTTGCGTGTAAGTAATATTAGTAGAACCGATTGAACCATCACTATCTGTCGTGCAAAGAAAGATTTTGTTATCATTAGTAGAACCCTGATTTACAACTATTAGCGATCCGCTGATCTCTGCGATTGTATCGTACTCTGGATCTCTTGATGCTGTACCACTTGAAACAACAATGTATAAACCATTTTGTGTAGCAGTTGATTGATCTTTAACTAAAACTCTATCGCCTGTTACTAAAGTAACTCCGTCAATAGTATCGCCGTTTTGTAAGTCAGCAGTAAGATCAATATTAGCTGTTGTTCCTGCTTCCGCAATAATTCTTGTTCTTAATCCTGCTACAGCTTCATCTACATATGATTTTATAGCAACATCAGAATTTGATGAAGGCGTACTCATTCCTGTTATAGAGCCACCAGTTATAGAAACTGAATTACTAGCCTGTGTTGATATTGTGCCAAGACCAAGATTTGTTCTTGAAGTAGATGCAGAGGAAACATCACTAAGGTTATTACTTGCAGTAAGTTTACCAGTTAATTGCGTTTGTGCATCACTTGTTAAACCACCAATGTATTGAAATTCTGTATCGGTAACTGAACCATCGGCAATTTTAGTAGCCGCAATTCCTGTCGCAACTGCTGTATTACCAACACCTGCTGTTTTAATAGAAACTGCCCCAGAGGTAACATCAAAGTTAGAACTAGAGAATGATGCTACACCTTTATTTGAAGTGGTTGCATCTTCGCCAGAATAAGTAATTGTTCCACTAGACTCTGCAACATCTAAACCTTCGCCTGCCGCATAAGTAATTGTACCACCAAGAGCAGTTGCCGTAGAGTTAGAGCCATCTGTTACAGTTATAGATGAATTAGTAAGACTTGAATTAGCAATGTTAGATAGCGTGTTAGAGCTACCAGAAATAGTTTTGTTTGTAAGAGTATCGGTTGAGCTTTCTGTGACTACTGTTCCGTCAATAGCAAGAGTAACATTATTACCAGATGCACTTGACGTTATTCCTGTGCCACCAAGTATGCCTAGAGTCTCACTATCAAGATCAATAGCTATTGTCGAAGAGCCATCACTAATGTCTAAATCCTGTGCAGTAACTTGACTATCTACATATGCTTTAATACTTTGTTGAGAGGCAACAGCAGTAGCACTATCTGATGACATATTATCTTCATCTTTAAAAGCAGTACCAGATAATGATGTGTTAAGAACAGGGGATGTTAATGTTGGGCTAGTTAATGTTTTGTTTGTCATGGTAATACTACCAGACTCTACAAATGCTTTAACAGATTGCTGTGAAGGAGGAAGTATTGCACTATCCTCTGTCATAGCGTCTGTGTCTATTACAGGAACACTAGGGTTATTAAATACACTACCAACAAATACTGATACAGTTGTATCGCCAGAGTTTATAGACCCACTATCAAAAGTAAAAGTAACTGTTGTATTCGGAGAAGAATAAGAAGACGTAGCAATTTTACCATACAAAGTGCCTGTCGCTGTACCTATAACTTTAACTCTACGACCAACATGATAAGTAGAAGACACATCAGCATTAATCGTAACACTTGTAGCCGAAGCTCTGGTGTACGTTACTGTTTGATTTCCACTACCAAGTAAAAACCATTCTTTGTCATTCCAAACAGTCCTTAAATCTTTGGAATATTCTCTAAGTGCGTTATTAACGTCACTAGGAGACATACCCTCTGCAATAGAAACACCATTAATACTGGTATTATTGCTTGCTGTTGTACTAAAGTTACTTATTGTCATTTTTTTTCCTTATTCTGCTAGTCTAAATCTTTTTGGTTTATTTTCTGTTCCTTCACTTTGTATCTGTGGAAGATTGTTAGCGATGTACCCTTTTATTTTTAATGCAAAAGGTTTTACGTTTTGTTGATTTGCTCTTCTTAACATTTCTTTTCCCAACTCTGGGTCAAGAAAACTTCTTACCATTAAACTTTCCATAGTTGCTTGTGGTTGAAAACCTAATGCTTTTGATAGTAATTCTGATAATCTAAAAATTGCACTTCCTCTAATTATTCCGTACATAGAAGCTAAAAACAATCTTGAGTTATTCAAAGTTTGAGCTAACATTGTTACATCAGAATCCGTAACAGCTTTTAAATTTATGTTTTCAAAATTTTTTAATAAACTATGAACATTTTTAACTGTATTTAAACCTTTTTTACCTAAAATTTCTTGATAAATTTTTGCTGTATTATCAGTCATAAAAGAATTAAAACGAGCAACAGCAGTAGTTACTAAATCCCCACCCATTGCATTAACATTGAATTTAGTTAAATTTTCTTCTGCAAAATCTATAAATACATTTCTCAAGCCTTGTTGTGCTAAAGGATTATCTTTAGTTAGTGCCTTTGCTTCTTGTATAGTTTTTAGAGCTTTATCTATTGGTAATTTTAAAACAGCATTTGCAAATTTATTTGCATCTAAATCAATTAAATTATTAAGTGCTTTGTAAGATAAATCTTTTTGTCTTTGTGAAATATTACTTTGCAATTCTTTTAATTTTGCATTGTTAGATAATATTTTGTTATCTTGTATTTGTAATTCTCTTTTAGCACCTTCTATAATTTTATTAGATTTACTAAATTCTGGTGTTTTTAATATTTGTTTATAATTTCTAATAAATCTTTTAACAGCGTTTAAATTTGTTTTAGCATTTTTACCTGTTACGTTATTAGCAAATTGATATAAAACATAATCATTAACATCATCTAATATTTTTGCTTGAGAAACTTCGTCTTTTGAAGCTCTTGAAATCATGTTGTTGAGTTGTTTAATAGTTTCTTTAGAACCACCAACAGGTTTGCCAATTATAAATTTATTGCCTACTTCTGAAGGGAAAAATGGTTTATTTCTTTGTATTCCATCTTTGTATATTTTACCTACACCTTCTTTCCAAGCAGGGGTAAATGTATCTTTATAATATACTAAAGCCTCTTTTGCTCTATCTGATACTGATTTATCAGTTTTATTAATTAATTTTTCTGTGTAATCATTAATAGATTTTTTTATTGCACTTAATCTTTTAACTACTTCGCCATTAGCCTCATCTGATTTTAAATATGTATTAATTTTAGATGTTAATATAGGTCTAATAGCTGATAATTGTTGATACGTTAATGGTGTTTTAGTTTTATTAGAAGCTAATTTTTTTAATGTATTATAAATAGCTCCTGTTTTTTTGTCATTTAAAACATTTTTAGTTAATGTATTTAATAATGAGCTAGTAAGTTTTGGAGTTTTGCTTAGTGTAGAATTGTTAAGTGCATCCCTAAGTATAGCTCTGTCTAATATAACAGTACCATTAGGGTCTATACTATTAAATAATTTATTTTTATTACTTACTAAACTTTGTAAATCTTTTCTTAATGCTGTATCTATATTGCTTGATAAAATAGATGGGTCTTTTTTTGCGTATTTTGTAAAACCTGTAATTAAATTATCTGTTTCATCTATTGCTTCTTGTAAGTTAATATTTAATTGATTTTTTAAATCTTCACTTGCTCTTAATTTAGTTGCTGTTGTTTCAACAAATTCTGTTGTTGCTAGAGGTTGTGTTTTTAATGACTTTTGCAAAGCATTTGTCATACTAGCTATGTTTTGTATTTTTCTGTTAGTCATAGCACTACTTGTTCCTTGAGCTGTGCTAATATTTCTTTCCATAGCAATCAAACCTACATTTTTACTAGACGTTCCTACTGTTGGAGTTACACCTACTTTACTTCCAATTTCAACAGCTTCATCAATATTTGCTATTAACTGATCTGTAACATCATCTGGTAATTTTGTTTCTCTGTTAAATTGTGATGATGGAAATTTCTCTGGGTCTGCTTGGTAAATATTTTTAGACATTTTTTTAGCAAGAAGGTTTTTTTGTACTTCTTTACTAAAAGGTGCTGATATACTTTCTTTTATACTAGCAGGTATAAGAGGTTTTAACCCCTTAACAATAGCATCAACACCTAATACCGCAGGTATAGTTTCTGCTCCTACTTTTAATCTTTTTTCTAATGCTGAATCATCTTCATTAATTTTTGTTGGAGATATATTTATTCCAAAAGCATCTGCTACAGTCATTGCTTTTTCTGGGTCAGTTACCGCTACATCAGATGCAGTAATTCCTAATAAGTTAGTTCCATATTTTAATGCTTTAGGTAATTGAGAAGCATTAGTTAATCTTGTTACACCAACAGCAGGAGCTATATATTGACCTCCTGTTGCAATAGCATCTTCAATGTTTTGTCTAAGAGGGTTAGCTTGACCAAATGTTTGACCATCGCCAGCAGGTAAGTCTGCAACATCTGGTAAAAAGTTTCTTATATTTTCTGCTGTATTATCAAAAAATTCTTTAGTTTCTTTTTTTTCTGCATCTGTTTTATTAGTCATTAGACTTGGAGTACCCATAACTAATGATGCAATATTAGGTGTGTCTGACTCTGCAAAAAACGAACCTATGTCAAACCCAAAAGATGCAATGTTAGAAATAATATCTTTACCTGCTTGATATGTAATTCTTGATGATGCCATAGTAGGCGAAGAAAACAACATACCTAGTTGTTGATCTACAACACTACCTGCACCAGAGACAGGTTGATCTATGTCTTGTTGTATATCATTTTTTAGAATTTTTAACTTTTCAATTTGTTCTTCATTAGGTTTATCGCCTTTGAATTTAATTTTAATTGGCAAACCAGTATCATTGTCTAAAACATTTTTACCATTAAGTTTTAATGTAGCTGAACCCATAATTTATAAATCATCCAAATTTATTGTTATACTTGTTGCACTTTCTGTGCTTTCTTCATTGTTATTAAAAGTTGCAAAAGGAGAATTTTTTAATTCAGTATCTATATCTGAAACCAAATTAGAAAAAGTATTCTCTCCTAAATTATTTGCACCTTTTATTCCTGTAACATTATTTTTAAAACTTCTTACAGCATTGTTTTTTAATCTTTCAGCATTTAGAATTAGTGCATTTTTATCAGATATTCCTCCTGCTGTTAAAATTTTAAGTGCATTGTCAAAATCTCTTTCTGATATTCTGCCATCAGGATTATTTTGTTTTGCATAATCATAAGCTATTTGCACGGCAGTTGATTTTAAAATTCCTGTTGTTCCTGCATTATTCGTTTGTATTTTGTTATCTAAAGTTTTTTCTGTTTTTGCAAAAAAATCATCTATATTGGATTGTTCATTTCCTGTATTATCTTTAAATAATCCGCCTGCTTCTTTTGTTAATGTTTTAATATTATCTACTGTTAAAACAAAACTACTTAATGAACTTGATGTTAATGCTTCTGGGTTTGTTAATTGTGTTTGATAATCAGTAATATTTTGTACTAATGTTTTTGTATTACCAAATTGTTCTGAAACATTATTGCTAACACTATTAGGAATAACAGTAGGAGTTTCATCTGTTTGTAAACTCATTTCAACAAAATTATTTTTAAATCCTTCTGTTTGCATTATTTTTTGATCGTCAGGATTGTTTAAATCTAAAGTTAATGTGTTTCCTTTTTTATCAACGTAGGTTTGTGTATTTGCTTTTGTTTGAGTTTTAGTATTTTTTTTAATTTCTAATTCTTCTTTTTGTAATTCCAATAAAGCATCTTTGTATGCTTTTTCATTTGCTAATGCTTGTGCTTCATTAGATCGTGCCATACCTCTTGCAAAAGCCTCGCCCATACCAACAGGTTTTGTTGAATATGCACTTGCTTCTAATAAACCCTGTGCCATTCCTTTTCCACTTGGAGATAAAATATAATTTAAAAGATTATCTCTATAATTAGGTGGGGTAGGAGGTCTATTATTTGCCATTGAAATATTTTGTCTGTTAGATACTGGATTGACTAACAAAGGATTTGATGAAGGTTTTTTTCTAGCTTTTATGTTAAGTGATCTTGCATTAGGATAAACAGGATTAGCAATAGTGCCACCTCCATAAACGCTGTTTGCATTACCACCAACATTTTGATACGAGCCTGTAAACTCATCGCCTCTATACGGATTAGAATAATAAAAAGGATTGCTTCTAGTTACCATTAAAAGAACCCTCCTAATAATCCACCACCGATTGCACCATACATCGGATTCATACCTTGAATACCACTAGCAATTTGTGAGCCTGCCATAGCACCACCAAGTAATCCTGCACCTGTGTTTCTAAAGACAGGTTGCGTTTGTGAAACTGTTTGTGCGTAAGGAGAACCAATAGAACCAAGATACTCACGAAGTTTGTAATATGGTTTTTGATTTTCGAAATCAAAACGATTAATTGAATCTTGGATTTGAGCCATTTCTTGACCCTCTCGTTGTTGTCCAACACCTGCTAATGCTTGTATGTCTTGATAGTCAGCCTGTGCAAGCTGTGGAGCTAACTGTGTAGCCGCCATCATGTTTTGTCTTTCCATTTGGTAGTTAGGTGCGTACACTTTGTTTGCAAGCTCTCCTAACTCGTCTGCTAAGACTCGTTGGTTAGCCGCACTACCTAATCTTCCTGCTTTAGAAAACTGTGATTGAACTCCTGCTGTAACATCGCCTGCCATTTGATTATATAAACCTTGTAAGTATGGGTTCGATGTTGGCGATAGATAGTTACCTTGTAAGATATTATTTATTTCATTTTGTGATGAACCAAGAAGAGGATTACCTCCCGTAGCTCTAGCTGTTGCTAATTGTAATGCTGTTTCTGTTTCTGGGGAAAAATCAGCATATGTTTGATTAGGATAATAATTAGGTACACTAGACTCAAACAAGTTTTGTGCTTGATCGAAAGCCTGTGATAAATATGGGCGTACAAATTCACTTGGCTCTGCACTTGTTGTTGTTGTTACGTTACTTGGATTGCTACCTTTACTCATAGTTCTTTACTCATTATGTATATTTTTTGTTCAAACCCTTTAAGTTTACGCAACCAACCTTTACGCCCTGCTACCTCAATAGCTTGGCAATAATTGTTAGTTGCAAATTCTTCTATTTTGTTTTGGATTGGCTCAAGCCAATTATCCAAATTGTCTCCTCCTGCGAGGACATATCGTAAGATACGTTTGCGTGGATAGTCTGCTACCTCTGTAACAACGGCACTTTCCACTTTGTCATTTTCCCAACTAATAAATAATTGAAACTTGTTTCTAATAATACCATCCAACACATCCCGTGCTGTGTACGAATCATCTAAAGCTCTTATTATTAATGGCTCTACTTGTTGCCATACATAATTAATATCTTCTCGAGGTACTTGCGTAATCATCCAATAACAACATAATCAAAAGTCTGATCTGTGTTCGATGAACTAGCGTGTGTTAGTGTTGCTGTACCACTTGCTTTTGCTGACACAAAAAGGTTAGCATGAGCTGTTGCTCCGTTTGATGTTGTTGGAGTAAATAAAATAACAGAGTTACCACCAATACGAACATCGGATAATGTTGTTGATGTTGCACTAGCTGTTAAGGTAACTGTACCTGTTGAGTTAAGTTTACCATCAATCGTATTATTTAAACTTGTTGATACAAGACGTAAATGTTGACCATGATCGGGCATGGATAAAGGAACAACGGGAAATTGGTTGTCAGCCATTATCTTTTGCCTTCGGGTCTTGCCTCAATATCAACGCCACTCATTGTATTAAAGTTTCCACTAACGGACACTCGTAAACGATGATAGCGTGATGTAGAACGTAATGGACAATCGCCACTATCTCTTGTTGATACGGCACTACCTGTACTTATCGTGTCTAACTGTGAAGACCTTGATATCGGTGTTACTGTAACTGATGTATTAGTTGTACCATCAACAATAGGGCGGCAATTAATTAATGTAGATCGTCTTCCCTCTGCCCCTTCAAACTCCGTTGTGTCAACAGTTGCATTTAATGATGTCGCAATAAATTTTCCAAACTTATTATTACTATCAAAACCTGCAAGACCAACAATACCTTCTTTATAAAAGTATGAGTCTAAAGATTTAGGAAGATTATCTAAATCGCCTAATACGTCTAAACTTTCTAATGTTGTAAATGCTTCCTGCGAGGCACTAGATATAAATTGTAAATCCATACCAGACCCCGTACTCCATTTATCAACAGCATAATTATAAATTAACAGTTTGTTATTAATGTCCGAAGTACCTGTTGAACCACTACCTCTATAAGACCAAACAACAACACTATTGTTGGGGTCAACTGCTGAACAAATACCATCTAAGTTCGATGATAGATCATCAAAAAAGAAATTATCTATACGACCATTTCCTATTGGTGCTAACTGTTGTCCACCTGTTAATTTATAAAATCCATCTTGGGATAAAAAGAATATCATGTTACCAAATGAGGCAACACTTTTCGGAGAAAATGCTCCTACATTGTCTGCTATTTTAGAAAACTGAAATACTAAAGGAGTACCAACGTAATCCATTCGGTATATTGCTCTTTCAAAAAATATAATACCAAAACTTTCGCCACCAACAACTGCTTGTAAATTACCATGTGAACCTACAATGTCTTGAAAACCAGATTGTGTTGATTGGCTTGGTGTCCATTGTGAACTATTATTAATACCAGACCACTTAACTCGTTGGTTATATGCTGTTGATGACTCTGTTGTATATCCTGCTACTACAAAATCTCTTATAACAGCAATGTATTTAGCTTTTAATGATACTAGATCACTAAATGCACTATCAACACCTTCTTCAAATTTTTGTATATTATCTGCGTGGTTAGTCGCAATAATGTTACTACCAAACTGTGTAAATGCCCAAAAGTCTCTTTCGTTTTCCGTAGTAGAATTGTTATATCCACCAGACTTTGATTTATCTTGAAAGACAAGACTACTATCCATTTGATAGAGTTTTGTTCTATCGCCTGCATAATTTGTTGAACCACTACTAGAGAATGATGTAAACAAACCAACAGCAGGATTAGTTAAACCTGTTGAACTCAATGCTTGGAAGCCCGATAAACTTTTGTATCCATCTTTTAAAGGAATAACATTATCAACCTTAATCGCACCTGTGTTTTGAAACGTAGGTAGATCAGCTTGCAAATCGCCAAACTTAATCATTTAGACCACCGATCTTGCAGACATTAATAATGGTGTTGATGAAGACCCTTTAGATGATGACTCGTTTGCTTTGCTTACTGCTTCTTTATACAAACTAGCCCATGTTTGTAATCTTTCATCTTGCATTAAAAATGGCGATGACTCTGCTAAAGAACCATATAAATATAATTCTGGGTAGTTAGTCAGTATATCGTTTGTTGTATTACTATCTGATAAAGCAGTTACAGTTTTGTAAAAATCTATTTGTAATGTTACTGCTTGATCGGGAGTTACACCTAATTTTATTTTATCGCCAACAATCGTAAAAAACGTTGGTGTACCAGATGTAACACTTGAATTATAACTACGATAAAAGTCGTGATTACTAATATAAGATAAAGTAGTAAATGGGTCACTTTGAAAAATAACACTTATTGCCTCTATAAAACCTGTTGGTACAGTATAGTTTTGTGTACCCGATACAGTTGTTGTAGATGTATCACTGTTAATCATTTCTCTAACACGCAACTCTCTATTAAGTCTTTTTTCTGTCAAAGAAATAAAATCAGGAATGTACGCAGTTAAATCATCACGATTGAGATAATTTGCTATCGTTGTTTTTAAATTTGCAAAAGTGTCTAGTGCCATTATACATTTCCTTGATATACTCTAAAGTGTCTATTGTTTGGGTCGTTTAACCATTTTTTAAAACGATCTTTGTCTATAATGCGACCTGCATTAGACATAATTCCTTTTTGTGCTAACTGTTGAACAACAATCAAAGGGATAGATGCTACTTTATACATTTTTGCATCTTGCATTCCTCTGACTTTATACAAATCATTCTTAGCCTCAAACTTATTACGTTCCAATATTGGGCTAACGTCTTGCACATCTTCAAAATGGTATTTGTTTTCTGACTCGTCAATGTGCATCCTTGTTTTAACAACATTGGTGTCATTTGGATTATCTATCCAAAGTTTTTTTGACATTATTTTTTCTTTTTCTTTTTAACTTTTTTCTTTGTATCTTCGTTAAATACAGGAGATTTTTTCATTTTCTTTTTTGCTCTTTTTTTCATTCCACGCATTGTTATATCCTCATGTTAAAATTAAATAGGAGGGGTAAACCCCCTCCTTATCCTATGACTACAATTATGCAGTTAAGTTAAATATTCCGTAGTTAGCATTTGGCGATCTTGCAGTAAGAGTCCACTCTGTTAAGAGTAGTTTCTTATCGTTGTCTCCGCTTGATGCTAAGTCTTTTGTTTGGAATGGTCTTAGGTAAGATACTTCCCACTTATCCATTTCCAAAATATCAACTCTGTTAGCTTGTTGATGTCTGTCTGGTACGAAACTTACTTCGCCAAAGTCAGACACATATACGTCAACCGCACCGATAACAGTTTTGTCATCAGCGTTTTTGTATAGTGTTGCTACACCAGAAAATGCAGATGCTAATTGTTTATGTGAAGCAGACATTAATACTACGTCTGGGTTTCCACCTAGCTCGTAACATTTTTTTAGACCTGCTTTTAACAATGCTTCTGTAAAAGTTCTGTTAGTACCACCTGCGATTGCAGTAGCTCCAGTACCTGCGGGGCTTGCACTTGGAGAACCATTAGTAGAAAAGTTTCCTGCACTTGAAGCAGTACCTGCGATGTTTCCACCATACCAAGTACCAACTGATGCTGATTCTCTAGCAGTACCAGATGAACCTGCCGCTTTTGCATTTTCTACACCGATGTTTGCAAACTCCATATCTCTTTTTAACTCTTTACCAAGTTTTGCTAATTGATATGCAAGTTCGTCTCCTCGACCTGCGTTTGTTACCGCTTGGTCAGAGCCAGACACACCTACTGTTTTAGCAGAGATTTGTGTGTAGTTATTTAGTCTTACTGTTGCCGCTCTGCTACCTAGTGTGTAGTCATCGCCTTCTTTTTGAGCATTTGCCGCCGCATTTGCTAATCCGTCTGTTTGCCACTCATGTAAAGTTTGAGCCGCCGAACCTGATGCCGCATTTGATATGAAAGGTGTTTCAGTTGGTGCTATATTGTAAATAACATCAGCCAAGTCTTCTCTTATACCAACACGATCAAAAGTTTCTACTGTATTTGTAGGTACAGCCATTTTTAACTCCTATTCGTTTTGCATCATTTCTTTCAACACCGATTGTGCGTCACGAAGTGATCCAGATTTTTTCAGTTTATTCATTCTGCGATCAATACGTTGTTTATCATTAGATGCTTCCGTCACATTAGACGCATTAGGTCGAACAATTCTAGGAGGAGTATTTACTTTTTTACCAGAGAGTTTAGTTTTCTTTAACTGATCGTATTTGTAAGCGTTAGCTAACAACATAACTGCACGATGATCTACCATCATTGCAATTTCTTGGTCAGTATAACCATTCTCTTTAGCAAAGTTTGTTAAGTTCTTAACAAATGCTTCTCTCTTTTCTTTATTCTTATAGATTGGTAATTTTTCTTCTAAGATTTGACGTTCTTTTGCAATGTAATCGTTATATACTTTCTCTTGCTCTGCTCGTTGTTCTTCTTGAAGACGTTGCTTTTCAATTTGTGCTTGTTGCAACATTTCTTTACGTCTATCTGACTCTGCTTTTTTGCGAACATACTCCGCAGGGTCATCTTGATATAAAGTTTCCCAGTCTATATTTTGTTCCTTAGTGCCTAACTGTTGTGTTAGATCATCTAGTTGTTGTGCATATTGACTTTTAGAATTTTTGACTGCTTCTAACTCTTTCGCTAAGTCACTTTGCAAAGTTTCTATTTCTCTTCGCTTGTCTCCTAGCTCCATTGTTTTCTTGGTATAGTCTGATTCCCTAGAGTAACCTTTCATAAGCTCATCGAGGGTAACTTGTTGTTTCTGTCCGTTGACAGTAATTTCGTAAAGTGTCTCTTCGCTGTTTGAAATAGTTTCTTCGTTATCTACTATGTCGTTGACGTCTATATCGTCTGGCGTAAGTTCGGTGGTGTCTTGTTGAAGATCACTTTCCTTACTTTCTGATACTTCCGTTGTAGGCTCTTCGTTCCTTGCAGTCTCGTTATTTAAAAGGGTAGCGAAAGCCTTTGCTGTTTCATCTGTTGTATAGGTTGGTTTTGAAACAGCAGATTCCTCTTGAGGCGTGTCTGCCATTGTAACTCCTTATTAAGATTATTGATTGATCTGTTTGGATGCTAGTTTACCTGTTTCCATAACAGATCGTAGTTGCACCAAAAGGACATTTAACATTTTTTTCATCATGTAAATTTTTTCTCGCCCTTCCGTGTCTCTTACAGGCGAATTAATCCATTCTAAGTCTAACTCGTCTGAAACTCTTTTTACTGCCTCTGCAAATATTTCATCTTCTAGTATTTGTTTGGCTCTATTTCCTTTTTGTATTTCTTTTTCTTTTTCCATTATCTTCCGTATCTTCTAAAAGATTCAGCCGCACTACTAGGTGGTTTTCTTGTATCTTGAATATCCATTTGCCTTTGTTGTGCCGATGTACCACCTCTACCTGTTCCATAATTAACGCCTGTTTGCGTTTGCTGTGAAACAGTTGGTAATGGTGTGCCAGAGGTAAAGGTATAACCTGTATTACCTTGTCCATCATTTGCTACTTGCTGATAAGTGTCTCCGAATACATCAGTCACAGGTTGTCCTTGAACATTTTGTGGAAGTAAACTTTCTATACCACCTGTGTTTGTATTGACATTTTTACTGCCAATATCAAAAAGAGGATTTTTATTTTTATCAAAATTACCTGTAAAATAACCTCTTCTTGTTAATTCATCTTTTATAAAATTTTTACGCATTTCATTTTGTTTACCAAACAGTAATTGAAACTGTGAAGGTAGAAACATATTACTCATTGTAACTTCTGTGCCTTTACTCGGAAGATAACCAAGAGGACTATTTTTTAAAAAACCACTTGTCATGTAATTAAGAAAATCTTCATCACTTGCATTTTTCATATCTTCAATAGACATATAAGGTCTTTCTTCTGCTCGTTCTTCTTCAAAAGATTTTCCATTATCTTGTTGGTATGATGACTGACCAAATTGTTCTATTGGCTGACACACACCATCAACTAACATATACCCTTCTGGGCAAGGGTCAGTCGGTGTATCTTCTGCGGAAAAATCTAATTGTGGATTTGGATATAACGCATCAGCAGGCAAACCTTGTTCTGTTCGTAAATCAAATAAAGGATTACGAAAGACACCTGTGTTTTGTTTAGGTGTAGGGTTCGTTAGGTAATTATCAATAATACTTTGTGCCTCTGTGCTTTGCATAAAAGGTGTCATTAATTTAATCCTTGTTCTATAATTTTAGATGCTAGTTTTTCTTTTTCTATGTTCTCTACATTTTGATCTTTAATAAGTTGAGCCGCTAGTTTCTGTTCATCTAGTTGTAATTTTTTATTTTTGATGTCTATGTCTGCCATTGCTTTTTGTCGTTGCATTTCTACTTGTTGTGCCGCTAGTTGAATTGCAGGGTCGGGTTTTTCTTGTTTAGGTGGTTGTGGGGGTACAGTAGCAGGGTTTACGAAAAACTGACTCGCATCCTTATATCCTGCATTTTCTAAAAATTTCTGTAATGTATTGTAGACATTTTGTGGAGTCACTAATGTACCCATTCCGCCTGCCTGTATTAATTTTTCTTGTACGTTAAGTACCTGTTGTAATACTTGAAGGCGTTGATCTTGATTACCTGTTCCTAATCCTACTTGTACTGTTGCATCGTATCGTGTTGTCCATTCTCTTGGATTCATTGGTACAAAGTTACCACGAAGACGAATAATACGTTCTTGATCTTGATACTCGCAAACAATCGCTAAAATATTTTTAAATATATCTTTTACTCCTTCGGCAAAGTTTCTCGCTATTAACTCAATACGTTGCGTAGAGGCTTGCATCATCTGATTAGTTGATGTTGCTGTTGTATGTGATTTATTGATGGTGTCTGGGTTTAATCCTAAATGTTGTTTTGGTACACCAGATCGTTGTTCTTTTAATTCTTCTATTTTTCCTAACATCGCTAAACCATCATTTAGAAAGTTAGGTGTTTGAAGTGGTGTTACTGCATTAGGATTTTTAACACGAACAATTCCCCCTGCTCTACTGGTTAGTAGATCATCAAGGTTTGCTTGACCATCAACAACAATCGTTCTTGCGTTGTTTTGAAAATACATATTGTCTAATGTATTTCTAAGGATAGTTGTTTTTACTAACTGTAAGTCAGCAAGTAAATCATAAAAAGATAAACCAAAGAAACGGAAAGGCATTGGAATAGCACATACCATCGCAAAAGGAATAAGCGGTATTTCTTCGTTTTCTAAAATAACGTAATTGTTATACCCACTACCACCAACAGTAATTTTTCTTAGCTCGGCAATACCATCGCCATCCATGTCAACTTTCATGTAGCACTCGGTAATTTGCACTACACGAAGTGCAGGGTCAACCATGCTAACATCCATGTCGGTTGTTTCATCATCGTAGCTACGTCTAACAATTGCTTCGGTATTATAAATTTGTTCTTCGGTAGTTGGTAAACTTTCTACTTGTTTTCTATCGTAACCCATGTCGATTAATTCAGACACAGTTTTCATTACTCGCTGTGCAATAAAATCACAATCTTGTAATGAAGTAGCTCTCTTACTAACTAAAACTTCCTCTGGGGGTACAGGGTCTATTTGTACTCGGGAATAATCTTGTACTCTTTTAACATCAACATCATACAATGTTTGAGGCATCCCCATCATATCCTCTTCTCGACTATCAACACCAATAATTTCTACTTCATTATCTATTTGTAGTGCTTGGTATTCTGCTTCTGTTAAATTTTTATAACTTTCTTTTTTCTGTTCTTTAGACGTTTTCCAATAGACTTTACAAAAACCATTTTTTTGAAGAAGAGCCGTTTTAAACATTGAGTGCAAAATGTTAAAACCATTATTGTCTTTTGTAAAAATATGATTGCAGTAATCAGAAATTTGTTCAGCGTAAGGAACGTCTTGCGGTTGGGTAGCTTCAAAGTTTACTACTTTGTCTTGTTGTGTAAACATTCGCATAAGGCTCGGGAGGATTGCCTCTACAACTTCTAATAAATCTTGACTAACAACACTAGATCGACCTTCTGTTTCATTACCAATAGGCTCGCCTAAGTAATACTTGATTGCGTCTTTGCGTTGTTCGGCTAATTCACTTGAGTAAAACCCTAAAGAGTTTTGTACTTCCTGTGAGATTAACGTCAATAATTTTGTTTTTGATAATTTTGCCATTAAATAATTCCTAAATGTGGGTACTCGATTTCTGTACTCCACTCACTTGATTGATTTTTTCCTACTGCAAAGTACCGAAAGGCATCTGCACTATGCGATGTCCAATCATGTACGGGTTTGTTTTTTGTTTCTCCTTTATCGGTGGTAGCCCATCTGTACTGACGAAGTGCGTCTAATCCGTCTTTACATTTTTCATGGTCAAACCAACAACGAGCAAGAATCATGCGTACTGCATTAATTCCGTCTTCTATACTTAACTTAGGAACAATAGCTGTTCTCAGTCCTAAACTTTGTGCAGTCTCTAGCCTTGATACCCCTGTTCCAATTTCTCGGACATTAGCATCATGCGGTAGATAATGCGTGTCATACACATAGCCTTTATCTTGCAAAGCAGAGGCATAGTATTCTAAACTCTCGCCACTCTCTTCCAAGTAATCTATAATATGAAAAGCACTTCCTTTTTGTTGGACAAACCATATAGCGGTTTTATCTGCCATTCCTAAATCCCAGAATGTATTAACCTTCATACTTTCATCGTAAGGTACTTTTGTAATTCTTTTATCATCATCCGCTTTATTTAATCCTCTTGCATAGATTGAGCCTATGGCGGAGGAGTCGAAGCTACATTCAAATTCTGCCTCGTATATTTCAGGTGGCATTAATGCTTTTGCTTCATTTAATTCCAACTCGGAAATAATGTTTGTCTCGGAAGCTTTAAATGTTTCTGCGTACCAATCGTCTTGATGATTTGCGTGATCGTATAAAGTCCAAAAGGCATTGTGTCCTTGCGGAGTACCTATGGCAATTAAGAACCCTTCTCTATCAGACAAAGCAGGTCGGACAATCTCTGTCCATAACCTCGTAGGCATTTGTGCTACCTCATCTAAGATTACCCCATCCATATACAACCCACGAAGACTGTCTGGTCTTTCACATCCTAGAAGCTGTATTCTTCCACCATTCGGTAGATCAGCTCTAAGCTCTGTTTCATGGTATTGTACGTCTGGTAAAACACTTGTATATTCTTTCAAATAATCCCAAGCGGTACGTTTCGCCATTTGGTATGTTGGAGCAATATAGTAGTATCTGGGTCTAGGAAGTCTATTCTCTAAACACTTTTTAAGTATCTCGTTAATACACAGTACAGTTTTGCCAAACCTTCGATGACAAACTAACACATTAAATCGTTGTAACTTATTGTGTACATCAACTTGATGCGGTCTTGGTTTATACGGAATTGTTATCTTCATTAAGAATATCTCGTATTCTCGCTACGTCATTGCCTTTTACTTGCCCTCTACCCATTGTCTCTGGGTAACGGGTTTTCTTCTGCATAAGATCAACCAACTCCTTAAAAGGGTCTTTTGGTTGTTTCTTTTTTACTTTTTTTTTCTTCATATTTAGCTCGTAGTCAAGTTTTTACCTTGTTTATGTCGATTAATACCAGATGTTGCCATTTTGTTCTCTAGGGGCTTAAAAAAAGCCTTAAGAGAGTTTGTTTTGGGTTAAAATCACTTCCTATTTTTATTTCTAACAGTCAATGGGGGTGGGTCTTCCTGTGTTTTGCCTGTATTTGCATTAGTTAGGCAGTAGTTAACCCTTATATTGTGCCATTTATTGCTTGTTTGTACACTTACTGTACGGATTTTGTTTGTTTATTGCTTGTTTTGTGCCAATATTAGCCCTTGTTAGTGTGCTTTATAAGAAAATGATCTGATTATTATAATATTATGTAATTAGCCCTTACAATAAGCCATTTAACCCCATTACTTACTTATACGATCTATTACTATTTATAATAGTTTAGTATTATTTCATGTGTATTTGGCATTAAAAAAGCCCTCTAATGATAAAGGGCTTAGTATATAGTTGTATATGTTATTCTTCTTTGTTTAATATTGAGCCTGTAGCCTCTCTAAATTTAACCTCATCAAACTTTGGATTATTTTCTTGTAAATAATCGCATAAGTCATTCATAAAAGTACCCTTAGTAATTACCCAAGTAAAACCTCTTCGCAAATTTGCGGCTGTTGTATTTTTCTGTATCATTTTAGCTAATTTAATATAATTTTTTCTAGTCATTGGTTTACACTCCATTTGTTAATAAATAAAGTTGTAAAGCAGTAAAGGTTTAAAGTCAATAGATAAAAATAAAAAAAGGCTATAATTAATATAGCCCCCTTTTATGTAATAATTTAGTTAGTTCTGTAAATATAATATTCTGTATCGTTTATTGTCTCTTCATGCTCGTAACCATCATAAGAACTCATAAAATGACCCCTACCATCACTAGAAATTGCATCAGATACAAAATCATCAAAATCTTTTATACTATTATAGATCATTTCATTAGCCCCTTCGCATTTCTCTTGAGCCGCCTCTAATATTTCAGAATCTATATCAGTATGACATTGTAAAAAGCTGCTATTAAAAGCCCAAACAGATTGTTTTATATAATCTTTTGCCTCTTCGTCAGCCTCTTCGTCAGTGCAAACTAGATACTCTTGATCTCCATACTCAAAACGATTGTAAGCCTCTTGATATATTGGCTTTTCGTCTTCTAAATTTAATTCTAAATGCTTGATTAAAGCCGCTTGTTTTTCTAACATTTTTACACTCCATTAATAATTAATATTAATCTTGTATAATGTTTAAATATTTATGTCAATAAGTATTTACATCTATTCCGTAAAGTGTTATAGACTTATAAACAATTAAAGGAGTGTAAAAAATGATAAAATTAACACAAGGAGAATTACAACATATCATACAAAAAGAGGCTCAAGGCTTTACAGTTCAATTTAATGATATGACCGATAAAGAATATAAATCAGTTATCAAACAAATTAAAGATTACAAAGAAAGCAAATTAAGAAAAAATAATTTGTCAAACGACCCTAAATTTTTTAATTAATTAATATTAGCCCTCTTTATTTAGAGGGCTTTTTCTTTTTCTGTTTTTCTTTTATTTCTTTTATTTGATATAATAAATTTCTTACTGTTTCAGATTTATTTAATATAGTTTTATTAGTCTGAAAATTTGCCATTTGCTCATTCATTATAAAATCGTTTAAATCATCCTCTAGTTTTAGTTGCATAGAGTTATTATATTTTGTTGGTTTAGCCATAATGAGCTTATAAACAAATAAATTTTAATTACAAGTATTTTTTATCTTGACTTTAAGTCTTTACCTGTATAAAGCTATATTAAATAATTATGGAGTGTAAAATTATGAGTAAAGAATTATTTGTTATTGTATTGTTTATTAATGCAATGATTTTTTTAACTGTTCAGTGGGTTAATGTATGAATGATTATTCTTATAGAGAATTTCTTGAACTTGGCATTGCTGTTTGTGTTAGCTGTGGAAGTGCAAACATAGAAGAAAATCAAATTAAACAAACAAAGAGTAAACCGCTTGAATATTGTTATGATTGTGATTTTGCAGAAGGCACGTTAACTTGTATGCCAGATGATACTATTTTTTATCCAGAAGCAGAATTAACTTTAATGAATATTAAGAGAGGTAAACAATGAAAAAATATACTAAAAAAGATTTTTTAGATTATGCCACAGCATTTGATTACACATTTGATTTAGAAAGCAATAAAATAAAAGATAAAAGAGGAAACATTTTATCTGATGATGATTATAAAAAACAAATGAAATCTTGGTCATTAAAAGATTTTCAAGAGTTTTATGGATTCTCTTACAATAAAGATGATTAAAAAAAGTTTCCCTTACCCTAGTTTAGTAGAGTAAGGGATTGTCAATGGAGTGTAAAATCTATTGACGAATTAACTATAACACATGGAGTGTAAAATGTTAAACATTGGCGATATAAAAATCACTAAAGTAAAAACTGAAAAAGATTATTACGATGAAAAAAAGAAAAAAAGATTAAAGTATAAACAGCCTAAAATTACAAAAAGAATTGTATTTGAAGGTCATTGTTACGATATAGGCGAATTTTATGAAACATTAAAATTTAATATTGAAAAACATTTAACAGGTTGGGGTCAAGAAACAGATTTAAACGTAGAAATTAAAAGCCCTACCTACGAATATTATTAATTACTTTAACCACTCAATTTCTAGTTTTTGACCTTGACTACTTGTTAAGGTCAATTTCTCTTTATCACTACCAAATACTTTTCCTGCCATTTTTTGAGCCATAAATTGCTTATGCTTAACATGAATATCTAAAGCCTTAATTGTGGTCATGTTGTATTCGCCTTTTCTAGCTTTATCTATTGCGTCTCTAGTTAAAGTTTCAACAGAATCTATTGTGTAATAAATTGATCGCTCTTTTGCTTTTTGGTATTCATCATCAAGTGAAGGGTCTTTTTTGCACCATGTGTTCCATGTATTCCATGAAATTTTATTGTTTTTGCAAATTTTAGTAATTGCCTCGCCTAAAGATACCTCTTCAAGAATCTTTTTAACAAGCGAACCTTTATACTTTCCTCTTGCCCCTTTTTTTGTTTTTATCTCTGTTGATGATGTATCTGTCTTTATCGTTTCCAATTCTGAACTCGCCACTTAGTACCTCTAATATTTCTTTTAACTTTTCAATGTATTGTTGATTGTTCAATGTCATTTATACTCGATTGTAATTGAAATAATTCAGCAAATTCTAATGCCTCTTCATCTGTATCAAAATTTGCAAACTTAACAACGATTTCTGTTTTGTTTGTTTGCTGATTTTTAACCATGTATAAACTACATTGATAATTGTTTATGTCTGCTAAATGCTTCATGTAATAAAATCTTTGTTGTTTCTGGTGTTAAGTAATCTTTGTAATGATTAAATTTTTTGTAAATCTTTATAACTGTTTTAGGGTGTAAACTAGCAAGCTCACAAATATATCGAAAATCATCTGTCCCTAACCATTCTTTTGCTGTGATGTGGTAATAACTATTCCTACTTTCAATATCAATAAACTTGTTAAGACTATCCATTAGTGATTGAATAATTACAGCCACAAACAATTTTGTTTCTGTTTGCATAAATAAAAAAACCCTCATTGAGAGGGCTGTTGCTTGCGTAGTAATTTGAATCTTAATTGTTTTAGACTATTTACCTCGCACTCTGTAAGGGAACAAAACGTGAACATATAAATAGGACGAATGCTTCGTAAAGTTTAGAATCTTTTGTCCTTTACAGTTTCATATTTATTAAAAAATATCTGTTGGTTCTTGCGGTCAAAAAAATAACCTAAAGATGCCATAAAAAAAAATGTGAATAAGTTTAGCCCAGAAAACAGCCATTAATTTTAATAAAATGCTGAAAACAAGCCATTTAAGGTCTAGTTTTTGGCGGAAAAGCGATTTCTTTTTAGGGTAAAACACCTAATTTTTGGCGGAATACCTAGAGCAATTTCCTAAAATCCCTAAAAACAGCCAAATCTCAAAAACCCATATGTTATAATGGTCGAGTATTAAAAAATAACTTCATTAGTTATGAATTAGATACTGTTCTTTGACAAGTGAATATGACCCGCAATCAATGGAGTGTATTATGCAAACTTTACATCAACAAATAGATCAAGTTGCTCGAAAAACTTATGGTCAAGTCAATCGTATGTTTCCTCAACAATTACCAATTTTAGAAAAAGATGAGGCTGAAAGAGCCTATAAAAAATTGGTAGTTAAATTTGGAACTAAAAAAGTTTGGTCTAAATATTTTAATAAATGGATAACTAAAAAAATGAAAGTTAGACAAACTAGAAAAAAAGGTTGTCCACTTGGTAATGCTAATCCTAGATATTGGAAAGTTAAAGTTAGAAAATGTTGGTTAAGTCTTAATGGCGATACTAATACTTTACATAAAGGTTGGCGAAGATTAGTCCATGATGTTTCACATTATGTTCACGATTTTCGTTTTCCAAATTCTAATAATCACGATTTAGCTCAAGCTGTTATTGAAAAAGAAATGGCTGACTATGTTATTAATCAAGGTTGGTTAAAAGGTAAGTTAAAAACAAAACTTAAACCAAAACCAACTAAAGATGAAAAACAAAATACTAAAATTATTAATTTAGAAAAATTAATTAAGTCTTGGGAAACTAAAGAACAAAGAGCCAAAACTTATATTAAAAAATATAGAACTAAATTAAAAAGATTAACAATCAGATTAGCTGATTAATTAACCAAAGGGTCATATTCAAAAGTCAAAGATAGTTACCATTCTATCTAAAGCCTCTTGTAAGTCTTCCATCCCTTTACGTTTATATTTGTTAGCAGGTCTGTTTAGTACCATTACCCACCAAGAAATATGCCAAAACTTGCCTAGCTCTTTACAAACTTGATGAAAGTATGAATGAGCGTCTATGTTATCTAAAATAAAATCTTCTTTTGTTCCAACCACCATGTCATTTAAACTAGCTGTTACTCGTTGCTCTAAGCCTGCATGATAACAAATTTGTTCAAACTTTGAGCCTGCAAAGAAACGTTTATCATTAGTACCTCGATCATAACTACAAAGCATACCTCTCGCATGATAATTTTCTAACACGGATTTATGTACTTTTTCTAAATGACGATCTTCGCCATAAAAAGCAAAACGAAATTTAGCACCATCAACCTTACGAGTTAAAGTACGATCTTCATTTAAAATTAACTCTTGGCTACCAAGTTCAATCGCTTTTTTACTTTTCTTTTTTTTTGTCATTTTTTAAAATTTTAAGAAAACAATCAGCACAATAATAAATATAATGCTGTAAGATGTGAGCTTTGTTAGGACATTGACAACATTTTTTATCGGACATTAACACCTAACACCTTAATTTGTTCGTCAGTTAATAGTTTTCGTTGATACAAGTCTCGTATTTCTTGAAAGTTTTTTTCTGCTTGGGAAAGCATAAATGCACTTGGATTGTTGCAAACTTTTATCCATTTTTCAGCAATCTCTTCATTGTTTACTTCTTTTACGGGTTCTAGCTTTTTTTCATCTTTTTCGTAGTTACCTTCTATAATCTTTGCATAGTTAATTTCATTTAACACCCAATTAAAATCAGCTTTCCATCCTCTATCGTTGTTTCCCCATAAAAAAGGTATTTTGGAAATGCGTTGTAAAAACTGTTCCCATTCCTCGTAGCTCTCATTGAAAAAAGATTTAAACCTAGATTTAAACAATCTTTTTCTTGGTTCATTAAAAACTTTAATATGGGATGTTGGAATATGCTTATTCCAACTATCTATTATATTATTATATATAATACTATTACTCTTACTATAACTGGCATTATTAGGCATATGCGATGGCATAGCTTTTTCTTTATCCCACCTCAAATTTGCGTTTTTAGAATTTTTTTCAGATACGTTTTCAACATATTTCCATTCTTCACATTGAGCTGTATTGGTATATCCTTCCTCTGTTTTATCAAAGTAAGTATCAAGTAAATACTGTGTTTTTTTAATGTTTGGGTTCTTTGCTATTTGATTTATTCTTTTAAGGTCACTTGGTAGTTTAGCTTGTAACTTCCAAGCATAACAAAGAAAACGAAAGTATTTGCCTATTTCATCATCTGATAAATGCACAGTATCGGCTATAAATTTGTCAACATGGACACCCATTTTGAAGATTTTACTCACAAATAATATCCTTTAAGACTACTATTGATCTCTTAATGTAAGGGGTTTTAGCGATATATTCTTTATCTTTTAATCGGTAGATATATCTATCGACCCCTGATAGCGATTTTAAACCTAAACCATCGGCAATTTCTCTCATAGATGGCGATTTTCTCTCGATTTTAGTAAAATTAATTATAAATTCTAAAACCTTAGTTTCCTTAACTGTCAAATTATTGCGTATTTCCTTGGTTTTTTGACAAATATTACAAAAGACTTCCATTTCATATAAAATAAATATTTTTATACATTTGTCAAAACTTATTGACAATGTAAAATTATATCAATATTTTTAAGCACACAATAAATTTGACTAAAAAAACTTACGAGGTAAAACTATGCAAATGAAATTGTTAGACCACAAAAAATATTTAATTAGATTAAATAATTTAGTTAAAGAAAAAGGACATGACGTATCTGGCAGAACATTATCTAGGCTTACTGATAATGAACCTATTGGCTATGGTTCAATGTCTCATCAAACTATTGCATCAATTTTAAAAGGTTCTGATGTAAAGTTTTCACAGCTTCAAGAATTAGCAAGAGTTTTAGAAGTTAAAATAAATCAAATTATTAGTGATAATATTGTTAAAGCAGAAATTATTGAAAAGTTTGATTATAATAAATGTCATTTTGTGCCTAGAAATTATGATGAACCAATAGAAGTTATTTATTTTTTAAATAATGCGTATTTAAAACCAACACAAAAAGCATTTTATTGGGATATACACGAAGGTAATCACATTCCTGCATTTTCACTTATAGACTTTGATCACAAAAATTGGGTTAATGATAGTAAATTAAAAGAAAGATTAATTAATGTAGATGTATTTCTTCAAAGAAAAGAAAATAATATGTTTTATTTTGGTCAAGTATTAAAATTTAATAAAGATGGCTCTTGCGTGTTTCAATGGTGGAAAAGTAAACACATAAATAGAGACGATTTAAAATTTAAAGAAAACGGCAGAATGGTTTCTTATAAAGATATGTGGGTTAATGAGTTTGAATTAATCAAAGATTGTCAATTTAATGCTATTTATCCACGAATAACTACACACACCCTATTTGACGAAGATTATAAAATCGAACAAATCGCTATATAACTTTACATTGTCAAAATAACTTGACAAACTAATTTCAATCTATATTTTGTCCTCTATTGGCTAGAAATGGTCAATAATTGCAAGATTTGACATAAGGTTACTTCTTGTAGTCGATGATACATGGCACAGAGAGGGTAGGTTTCCTCCGTAATAGTTTTTCCTACCCTCTTGTTCCAGAAAGGCAGACATGGACAAGATAGGAAAAATATTAACAGAAAGATATGGTTGGGAAGTTTACCCATTACCAAGCCCATTAGTAGAACAAAGAGAACCTAAGAAAGAATGGGAATTAGAACAAGCAGAAAATGAAGAGTTGATAGAAACAGATAATGCCAACTAAACCTTATAAACTTGATGATAAAAAAATACCTAGTGTAACAACTATTATATCTCGTTTTAAAGATAGTGGGGCAATAACTGGATGGTCAAACAAACTTGGATTAAGTGGTATTAAATACTGGGAAGAAATGAAACGAGTTCAAGACATAGGAACTACATTTCACGATCACGCAGAGTGTATCATTAATAAAAAAGAATTTACATTATCGGATGACCCCGAAGTACAAAGTTGTTTCAATGGTTTTATGAAATGGTGGAAAGAATTTAATGTCTAACACCGAAATTATTTGGACAGAAAAACATTACACCTCTCGTAAGTATAAATACGGAGGTACACCAGATTTGCTCGTCAAAAAAAATGGAAAACATATTCTGATTGATTTTAAGTCATCTTCTAATGTGTATGTTGATAATCTTTTACAAGGTTCAGCTTACGCACAGCTTGTTAAAGAAAATGACAAGATAGAAATAGATCAATTTTTAGTAGCTCGTTTTCCAAAAGATAACTCTGAATATGAGATTAAAGAGTTTAACAAAACTGATCTAAAAGAAGCATTTAAACAATTTAAGATTTATTTAACTGCTTTTGAAAAAGATAAGGAATTAAAGAAAAGGATGAGAAAAAAGAAATGAAAGATAAACCAGAAGAAATACAAACAATAAAAGAGGCTCTTACAAAGTTTCAAGAAATGAATGTTAAGGCAATTAAAGAATCAGTTAACCCACATTTTAAAAGTAAATATTCTGATCTTACAAGTGTCATTAATGCTGTTAATTATGGAACTAAGTTTGGTTTATCATTTACGCAATCAGTTGATTATCAAAATATGATAGTAAAAAAAGAAGCAACACAGTTTGATAAAGAAGGAAATCAAATAGTAAAAAAATGGGAAGACGTTACAAAAGATATTTATGTAACAACAACCATGCGTCACAATATTGATAAAAAAGAATTTTCTTGTCGTGTACCTGTTTTAGTTAAAGGCGATGATAAAGAAAATCCTCAAAGGATGGGGAGTTCGGTGAGCTATGCGAAGAGATATGGATTACAATCATTATACGGATTAGCTAGTGATGATGATGACGGAAACTTAGCAAGTTAAGGAGATAATATGGAAGAAAAAGATTTTGCTAAAGGATTATTTGTAAAAGAATCTAACGTTGATTTTGTTAAATTTAAAATATCAATAAAGAAAGATGAATTTACACAATGGTATAAAGAAAAATTACAAAACAAAGATGAAGATTGGATTAATCTTGATGTTAAAGAAAGTAAGGAAGGCAAGTGGTACACGGAAGTAAACACTTGGAAACCTAAGTCAGATACACAATCAGTAACTAAAGAAGAGAAACTTGAAGACATACCATTTTAAAAAGTTTTTGCGGCATGAGGTTGCAAAATTAACTGCAATAATTGTTATTCAGTTTTCTGCGTTGTTGCAGAAAAGCTAGTTGGAGAGAGATTGTTCGCTTATCTGACAGTTATTCAAAAAGGAACAAAGGAAAGGATGATAAGTTTTTTTGGATTATAACAATAAAACAAATTAATTTTTTATCTTTTTTAAAGTGTGAGTAATAGGGAGGGTTTTTTATAGGATTCCCTCCCACTAAATTAAAATGAAAAAACATATAGACGTATACAGACAATTTTGGTGGGATGAATTAACACTAGCACAAACTGAACAATGTGCAATGTGTGGCGATTGGGGTGCTGACGTACACCACCTATCTGCAAAATCTTTAGGTGGGAGTAAGTGCAAAGATTACATTGAAAATCTCATTTGTCTCTGCCGAAGCTGTCACGATAAATGTCATTCTAATAAAGAATACAACATTAAAGCCAGAGTTATCAATCTTAGAAATATAGCAGATAAATTGGAGAGTGAATATTTATGAGTGATGAATATTTTAAAAGAAGAAATAGGTTTGACCCTGTTGCTATGATGAATGAAACATTAAAGCTTGGAGAAGATTGGGCTGAAAACAAGACAGCTTTTGATTCATTAAAAGACACAGAAGCTACGTTAAAAAGTAAAATTTTTGAAGAGCTAAAAAACAATGGACATAATACAACTACAGCAAAAGAACTAATAGCAAATCAAAAAGAATTTATTGAACATACAACAACCAAACAAGACATACATAAGAAGTTTTTAATTTCACAGGTTCGTTACATCACTAAACAAAAGCTAGATGATTTAGAACAAACAGACGAAGTAAATAAGCGACATGAAATGAAAATGAGTAGGTATCAAACATGAACAAAGTAATTATAAAATCTGCTATGTGGAAAAATGGTGGTAGTGTTGGAATTGCTGAAAAAAATTTTACGGACAAAGGGGTATTAGTAGAAATACTAGATAAAGATAAGTACGGAAATAAACGCTATCCCCACACTTATAAAATATCAAAAGAAAATGCCATGAAGTGTCAAAGTATGATCGCTAAGAATAATACAGCGTTAAGGGTAATACCTATTAGCGAAATGGAGATCATAAGTGAGTAAAGAAATAAGCAAGTTAACACAATTAGAAGAAGGCGGTAATAATCCTAAGTCTGGTTTATTTGAAAAACCGTTGTGGGAATTAGAATTTGGAGACGGAAGTATTAGAATATTGGGTAAACCTAAAATGGAAGAGTACCTTTCAAAAGCCTATAATAACACAGTACATCACTTTAATAAAAGAGTTAGTGTTTTGCACGATGATCGTAAAATTATTCAATGGTGTGTTGTTTTTATAGACTATCAAGATGTTTTATTAGCTACGAATGAATTATGTAATATGCTGTATTTAGGACACCAACGCAAAGATGAAGAGAAATATAAAGAAATAGAAGAGAAACTAGCAAAGAAAAGATTACCAGAGAACTCCGCTTTATTTCATCCTAAACGTATTACTACGGAAGAAGAACGTAAAGAACTAGACGAATTTAGGAGAAAGATTAGTGAAGATGCAAAAAATGAAGAAGAAAATCAAGATATAATAATGGGGAAATACTAATGGTAGAAGTAATTACAGTAAAAGAATTAGCAAAAGATTTGAAATTTAGTGAAAGAAGTTGTAGAAGGTTATTAGCCAAATTGAGAAAAGAAAATCCTCAAGAAAAGGCATTGCATCGTTTCAGAATGAGTACACAAATCTTCACTAAAGAAGATGTGGGAAAGGTTATGGAACTATGCTTAGACTTAAATCAAGAGAAAACAGTAGATACCTCTATATAAGAGGTTCTTTTCTATATGAAGGAAGTACAGTTGAAGTTAATTGGACAAAAACTGATTTATTAAATACTAAAAAAATTACACCTAGATTCGAAGAAAAGTTTTGTGAGGATTGGAAGGAAGATTATAAAAGAATACATGGTAGTTATAAAATACGAAAGTACAAAGACGCACATGAAGAATTATTATCTGACCCCCATGAAAAACCAAGTAAACAAGATAAAAGAAACTTACAAAGATCAGTTGTATATTTAGGTTCGTTTCCCTTATCCAAGATCAATAATAAAATTATTGGTCAGAAAGCTATGGAGTGTTATCAAAATATTAAACAGTATGCTGATTTACGTTTTAACGAACAAGATAGAGATACACAAATAGAAATATCATCTAAACACGCCACAGTTAATCGTAATTTCATTAATGCTGTATCAAAGATAATGCACTATGCGTCAGATAATAATTGGTGCAATTATCTTCGTATAAAACACTTTCCTACTTTATCTAACGCTAATAGACCTAAGTATTACTTTACATTAGAAGAAGTAAAAAGATGTTTAAAAACCTGTCTTGATTATGAAATAAAATTATTGCTTGTTTTTATTCTTTATACAGGAGCTAGATTACAAGAAGCCTTAAATGTATCTTGGAAAGGTACAAATTATAAAAATAATAAACCACAAATAGATTTAGAAAATAATGTTATTTTTTTATGGCAAAATAAACAGCAAGAAGGAAGAGAAGTATCAATACACCCTACTCTACGAGAATGGCTTGTAAGAATTAATGATAGGGAAGATATGTTGTTTCCTTGGAAAAATTTAGATCAAAGAAAAAAATCAGATTGGGGATTATCTAATCGTTGGAATAAAATGTTAGATGATGCAGGTATAAGCCATAAAAAGAAAAGAAGAGAAGGAAGGCATACTTGGACAACTAACTTAATTAGTTATGCTGATACGAATGATAGTGAATTAATGGATTTGGGGGGTTGGAAAACGAGAGATATGATTAGTGTCTATGGAAGTACAATACCAGAAGAGACAGCGAAGAAAATAAATTTGCTACCTTAATTCGTACAGTTTCGTACACAGAAAATTTTATCGCAGAAAACTAGGGGTAAAAAAGGTATGGACAAGCCGTGACAGGGCTGATATAGGTATGACAGACGATGCAAAACAAAGACAAAACTTACGTTTTAATGGCATACTTGGACAGCTATAGACAGATAATCCGTACAATAGCTGTACAGGGGGTTGATAAAATTATTAGTTTTGTATATTGGGGTTTTTGGCGAGGGGGTGTAGTTCAGTTGGTTAGAACGTCTGCCTGTCACGCAGAAGGTCGAGGGTTCGAGTCCCTTCACTCTCGCCATTACCCTAAGTAATCTATTTTTTTAATTACTCCTTTGGGTATGACTTGCGATCTACCAAATAGATCATCTTCATCGTGAGTATCTTTATCAGCTAGGATAACAACAAGGTCATCTGTCTCCTTATATAACCAACCTAGTGAATCAATAGAGCAACATTTAGAGTTATCTAGGTCTGTTTTTTCTATCCAAGACCCCACAGAGTTCTCATTAGTGTCCAACCAAGTAACTTTAACTATCTTCATGTTTCCTCAAATGTTTATAGTATTGCCTTTGTTTTACTGTGCCATTAAAATAATCATCATCCCAATTATTGTAATAGCCAATTTTTTTTAGTGACTTACTTGCCTCTTCGAGTTCATCAAATGGCTGTATTAACACCATCATAAAATCATTATGACTTTCCCATGTTGTATCTTGTAAGAAATCTATTTCTTCATCAAAATCTTCTGGGTGTGATGCCATTAAGTAAACGTCTTTTGGCACATACACATAGTTAAGTGCATGAATATAGTCGGCTAGTTCATCAGCAGTTATGGATAAATCAGAACAAGCAACGATTGAAATTTTACCTGTAAATTTATTAGCTTCTTTTGTGATAGCCTCAAGGTATGTGTTAGAGTCGTGGTGTTCTATTATGTTTATGTGATTGTCTAGCCTTGTTTTTTTTGCGTAAGGGCAAACAGGGAAATTGTTTAAATGTTTATTAGGTATTTCTAAAAAGTCTTTTGACCAAGAAATGATGTCTTCTCTAATAGACCTCACTACTTTTTCTTTTTACTCTTTTTCTTTTTCTTTTTTGGAAATCCTGCTTTCATATTAGCGTAAGCCTCTGGGCTAATTGTACTGTTCTTCTTACTTCTACTTTTTCCTGCTTTTTTACGTTTATTTATATTTCTATATAGTGACATATACCCCTACCATTTTGTACGTGCAGACCAATAAGCCGCAGACATTTTACCTTTGTTAATATTTTTACGATGTCTAGCCATAAAAGATTTTCTTCTTGGCGTATTTTTTTTGTCTCCAGACACACCTTGCTGACCAAAGCGGATAGTTTTTATTTTACTACCCTCTTTGGCAACAACAATGTGAGATTTTTTAGGATGCGATGGAGTTCTTTTAGGTTTATTAAAATTACTTACTCCTGCTCTTTTTAATCTTGGATCTGCCATTAATTAAATAGCACCAATCACTACGATTACGATTATCGCAACAATTCCTGCTTTAATCCAATCTTTCATTGACCAATCAGACCACTCTTTTAAGTGACTCCATAAGTCTTGTAATAATTTCATATTACCTCCTATTTTTTGAAAAATTTAGTTGCACCTTTGATACCAAATGATGCTGATACAATTACACCTAAAGTATATTTGTACCAATCTGGTGCTTGACTTAATGCTTGAAAACCATTGTAAACAATATCTCTGCCCCAGTCTCCACAGAATGACAAAATTAATGGGATGCTAAAAAGCAAAACTAACCATTCATCTTTCCATGAATCTTGCGTATTTTTAATTGCCTCTAAATCCCAATCAACTTCTCCTTTAATCTGTTTTTCCATTAAAGAAGTTTTAGCTTTTATTTCTGTAACTTTTTGTTCAGCTTTTGCTTTGCGTGTATCTACAACACCCTTAACAACTTCGCCTGCTACTCCTAACAATGGTTTTATTAATAAATTTAACATATGTTTCCACCTACTTGTTCGTAATAAATAAATAAATTCGCTAATTGTATTGTGACTAACGTTGCAAACAACAAGATGAATATTGTTTTAAACATCTTGTAATTTCTTACTAAGCATTTCTACTCTTTGCGGCACTTGACGATACCACTTTGAATTTTTAATTTCTTCGGATGCTTCGGTATATTGTTTGTTGTTAATTAATTCTAATGTCTTTTTAAATTTGCTAAAGCCTGTTGTGCCAATAACAAAGCACGCTTCTATAAAAACTTCTTGAATAGGTTTAGGCAACTCTGCAAAATTATCGTGCAAAGACATAGCACCACGATAGGCAATAGAAAAATCATATTCAAAAGTTTTTTCCAAGTGTCGATGATCGTATTGTTTATCGTCTTCCCATTTTTCATCATCTCTACACAAATGACCATATCCAATGGTACGTTTTCCCAAAGTATCTTTGTAAACTTTATTCCTATATCCTTCATGTTCTTTTATTTCTTCTCGCAATGTTTCAAATTCCATAACGTTTCTTTTTTCCTAATTTCTTCTTTAAGTTTTTCGAGATACAAAATACTATCGGCTAACTCTTCTTGCGTGTTTGTTATCCAATGTTCTAAACTTTGTTCAGCATCTTCCATTGTTACACCAAACTTTTTAATACCAGACTCCGATCTGTCTGCCATTCTATCTAATACTCGTTGTACTAATGGGTCTTTTGTTTTCATAGTTTACCTACCCACCTGTTACCCTTGCGAAGTATCATGGGTTCTAAATGTGGAACACCATCAATGATAACCATGCAACCAAGAACAGGTCTTTTAATGTTAACTCGAGAATACGCAAAAGCCAGAGAGTCTTTGTCTATTAAACATCCTATTGTAGCTCCCCACCGAAGAGATTCTGGGCTACTAAAAAACTTACACTCAAAACGAGAATGATAATGTGATTGCACATATCCCTCATAATTAAGTGCCTGTGCTGACTTTAAACAATCAGCGTTCATATTATGGGTAAAGTAATAACTACCAAACTTATCTTTAATAATAAGACTATCATGCCACTTCCAATTTTTTTTATTTACTTCTAGTATATCCGCATAATCTTTTAAAACTTGTTGCGGAAAACCATGAAACTTACGTTTACGATAAACCATTGAACCATGATTAGAATTTAACAAATCTAGTTTAGGAAATACTTTTTCTAATTTATGTATATCTTCTTTTGCTAAATCTAATTCTTTGGTACTGTTTGGTAAGTCTGGGTCAGAGTCGTGAAAGCTCAATGCAGAGTAATCACACTCATCGCCTAGATGCACATATTTATCCTTTGCTCCAAATTTATATTTAGACTTTATAGCCTTTAAAAATTCTAAATGATCTGGATGTGCGTAAGGATAATGTGTATCTGAAATACACAATATTTTCATTTATTCTATCAATCTAAAGAACGTATAGATTGCTCCTAAAATACCTCCGATGAACAAAGCTACTTTTAATCCTCCGATACCCATATTAGATACTTTATTAATATCACGAATTTGTTTCTGCATGATATTAACGTCTTCTCTTATATATTTGACATCAGTTTTTAATTCTGCAATTTCTTTTTCCCAATCAGACATTTGTATTACCTATATGTGAGCCACATTGAAATATGACTGTTAATTTTCTTTCTTTTAAATCAGCATCAAGATAATTAGCTAAGTTGTTTTTTGCTAAATTACATTCTATATTATCATTAAAGTTTAAAGGTACTTCACTCTTGAAACAAAGTGTTTGATCTAACTCTCCTACATTAAGCATACAAATCATGGCAAATATTTTAAACATAATTACATTTTAGATAATGGATTATCTAAAGCCTTTTTAATTTGTTTATCTGTTTTTTCTTCTAATGCTTTCATGTCATCTTTTATATTAGTTATAGCTTCTTTTAAATCTCTTGCGTTTTCTCTGCTATCTTCTTTAACTTGTTGTTCTACATCATTAACAATCTTTTCAATGCGTCTTACATCTTGTCTAAGATCATTTTTTAATTCGTTAGCTACATCAGAAACAAGCTGTACTTCTTGAATAATCATACTCATTTCTTGCGTAATCATTTCTGTTTCTTGTTGAATTAAATCTAATCGTTTATCAAAACCACTAAGGTCTGGTGCTGTGTAGTTTTGTATTTGATCTTTCATGTCTAGGTAATCTTTGTAAAATTCAAAGCCACCCCATAGACCACCACCAAGAGTAGTTAAGGCTGTGAGAATAACAAATATTTTTCCACCACGAAACTTAGCACCTGCAAATTCTAATTCTGCCATTGCTAATCCAAATCCGTCTGCCATTGGCTATCTATCATATCATTCATTAATCCATCACTTCCTGCAAATAAAAAATAACTTGCTATATCGTTATCGCTAATGACACTATCTGGCAGTGTTGCATTAGTAAAAAATCCTACTCTGTCGTTAATTTGTTTTTGTGAGTCAAAGAAACTTTTAGTATTACCTAATACTTGCATTACAATTAATGTTTTCATTTGATTAGTAGAGTCATATCGTTGCTTGTCATCAATCTTTTTCATAATTTTTTTGACAGCTTTTTCTTTAGAGCTTTCTTTCTTAACTTCTTTAGGCTCTGGTTTAGGCTCTTCTTTTTGTTCTTCTTTAACTTCTGCTACTTCTTTTGTTTCTTCTGTTGTTTCTTCTACAGGTTGTTCTTCTACTTCTTCAACAGCTTCTTCAATAGTTTCTTCAACAGGCTCTTCTATAGTTTCTATTTCTGCTTCAATCTCTGCTTCTATTTCAACTTCAATTTCTATTTCAGCAATTTCTATTTCTTCTATTTCTAATTCAACAGTTTCATAAGTAGGCTCATCAATTTCTATTGGCTCTAAAATAAAACCTTCATCAGTATCTATTGCATCATTAGACTCAAAGACATCTTCAACAACATCTATTATGTCCTCTGGTGTATCTATATTTAACGCAATAAACATTTCTACCGAAGTGATAGACTGTGTTATTATTGTGTTAATTACATTGTAAAGAACATTAACAGTAACATCATCAAATAAAACTCCGACAGCAAGGTTTATATCTCTTCCACCTACTTCAATAATAATTGTTGTAAGACTACCAGAAAAATCAAATCCACCTTCATAGGCTTGATACCCACTTGCTACACCACTTGCTGATAAAACATCTGTGCCACTAAAAACATTAGTGTTACCATCTTGACCTATAATTTTCATATAGATAGAGTCTTGGCTGTCTTGTTTATCTACTTTTATTGTATAGTTAGTTCTACCACCATACTCTATATTAAGTTTAGATATATTAACTGTTTGAACAAATGTTGTTAAATTAGGATCAGTTATTTCAGCACATCTATCCGTTCCTAATTCATTACAATATGTGCCTGTTGGCATAGATGCACTACCAATTCCACCCCAATCGTAGTCCATATCGCCTTCTTTTGAAGTCGTAACGTAGTCATTATTACCATCTAACAAGTCAAGTGAGTCCTCGTTTGTTACTGTGGTTGTTGTAGTTGTTGTTTCTGTAGTAGTCGTTATTGTGATACCATCAGCACCATGTTCCGTTGTTTCTGTAATAACTTCGTCTATTATTTCTTCTACTGTTGGCGAACATAAACCGATTGTATCTGTTGAACAATCAACAGCATGACTAGAAAAGGATAGGGAAACCGATATACATAGCCATAGCCATAAATATAAACTTCGCAAATTCTTCATCACTTTTTGTTTGTTCCTTCGGTTTAATTACTTCTTTGTTTAATAAAAAACTACCTTGAGGTATTAGGTTTCTATTTTCTGGTTTTAACCATTCTTCTTTAGCTTCATTACCAATTAATCCATTTATAGGGCAATATGTTCCTGCCATAAACATACTGTCAAAAACACGATATTCGTCATTACATAGCAAACTTATAGATGCAACTTTCATACCCATTGAATACAAACTACGAGCAAGTTTAATTCTCTCACAGTTTTCATCTGTAATAGTAATGCCAGATGCTATTCCTAGTATTTGAGTTTGTACTGCTCCACTTGTTGCAGTTTTACAAATATCAGAATTATTAACTACAACACTAGGAGCATTAGCTGTTGGAGGTGTATTGTTAGTAACTACTGTTGATGAAACTGTGTTGGTGTCTGCACTTTTAATATCAGTTGAAACAGCAACAAAAGTTATTGCTGTAAGTAAAATAAATAATGTTTTCATTTACCACAAACACAATTTCCATCTTCGCAACAAGGATTAATCATGTGTCACCTAAACGAATAAAAGTAAATGCTGTTTGGTTTTTTGATGAAGAGCCATTTATAGTGCAATTACTTAAATCTTCTGTAGTAAATTTTACTTTGAAATTTGATGTGTTAGTAACATCTACAAAAGATTGCATAGAAGTTGTAAATTTCATTCTACTACCTGAGGAATTACCACCACTATTCATCATTATTTGGTCAAAATTACTACCATCACTAGAAACATTAGTAACTAAATGTGCATCTGCATCACTTGAAATATTGTCAAAAAATACAATAGAAGTAATCATGTATATTCCTGTTGATGGGAATGTAAATATACCAGAACTCTCTGTCATTCCTGTTCCGATTGGAGAAAATGTTGCATCATCTACTCTTTCTAAATTAGAGGTAATATCTCCATTTGAATTAGATATGTCGGAAGATAATCTATACTGGTCAGCCATAGTAATACCACTTGTATAATTACTTGTAGGCAAAGTTCCTGTAACACCTTGTGCTAAATTTAAAAATGTCTGTGCCATTAATCAGCCTCCTGTATTGTATTACCATCTGCTACCCATTCTTGAATTTCTTGATAGTCTGTGTTTCCTTCAGAAAGGGGTACATTTTTTATAATGCCGTCTGTTGTAGTTAAAATATAACCATTTAATTTGTTCTCGTATGGGTCATTAAATTTTTTAACACTTTGTATTATATTACTCATAACTCTGTCTCCAATTCAAAAGTAAAACCAGAATATGTTAATGCAGTACCACTCGTAACTGTAAGGTATGAAACTCCTTTTTCTGAAACATCTGTTGCTGTGGCACTTCTATCTGTTCCATTACTGTTAATTTGACCTGTTGTTGTACTACCTCTTGGTCTTAAAGTTACTGTTGGTGCATCTCTCATAGGAATAGGAAACATATTTGGAAATGGACAATTACCATCATTCCAACTTGTAACTATAACTGCATTAACTCCAGTTGTGCTTGTAAGATTATTTCCTAACTTATAAGAGTTTTGATAATATCTCATACATCTTTGTAAATTATCTCCATAACTTTCATGTTGAAAAGGTGGTATAGTAGAAGAAGTATATTCGCCTACTTCCATTTGAACACCTGTTAAGAAAAAATCATTATCTGTGCTTGTCATTAAATTAACATTACTTGCACTTGCTCTATTTGTATTACCTGTTGTCCAAGAATTAGCATTAGCACCTCCACCACTTGTAAAGTTACTTCCAACAGCTAAATATATTTCTAAGCGTAACCCTTCTGTATTTGTGTTTCTAATATCTTGTGCTGTATTGCCATTAAATACTAAAACCTTTTGTTCCCATGTATTAGCAGAGCTAATAGAAAAAGTTAAAGAATTGACATAAGCTGTGCCACTTGTATTAGTATGACGCAAAGTTGCAGAATATGTGCCTGTTGTTGATGACTTTACATGAAAAGAAAGAGTTACTTTTTCTGCATCACTTGTTCCATATTTTAAAACTTGTAAATCTTGACCTTCAAATTTTTGAACTATTCGTACATCTTGTGAAGCGGAAATAGAACTGTCTGTTCCTGTTACTTGCACATCTAATGATTTAGCAAAACCTTTACCAGTTGGTACAGTTGCAGTTTGTCCTACTGTTGCAGAGCCATCAGTATCTTCTACAAATTCCCATCTATCTAATGAATAACCTTCTGTAATAGTCGTAGCTGTTGTTCCATATCGTTGCGATATATCCATTGACCCATTTATAATTAATGGGTTTGCATTAGATCTTGAAAGAATAACACCACTAGCAATTTTACTAGAAGTAACTGCACCACTACCAATTTTAGCTTCGGTAACTGCACCATCTGAAACTGTTGTTAATAATCCAACCCCAAAATGTCTAATACCATTACATACTGAACTACCACTAGGAGTAAAATCAAAGGTTACTTGACTGCCTGAGCAAGTATAATTTCCACTCTGAATAACACCATCAATTTGAATTTGTAATGCGT